TGTTACCACAGATGTTCCAAGTCGCCACCATTGACAACACCAACGTGTTTTACAAACTGGTGCGTAATGCTACAATACCAGCAGAAGTCACAGCAGGAGCGTCGGGTCCACAACCCTGGCTGGATCATCCAGACCCAAACGGATTCACACAATACCAAACCTATATTACCCCTGCTAATATCACTGAAGCCAATCACGGCAGAATCCTTGACAGTGGATTTGTTATCTCAGGCGGTGGCGGCACAGGTGTTCGGTTGGACGCAAAAACAGCATACCAAATTGGCAGGACCAGCCTGGGTTCAGTCAGTGATGTATTCACTATCCTGTGTGCTTCAAACGGCACTGGTAAAGACGCATTAGCATCATTCACTTGGATTGAACAGCGTTAAAAGATTAACCCCTGAGCTAGTTTCCTAACCCAGGGGCGTTTTTAAAATGTTCTTTGTTAAAAAGGGCTATGCCCGCCTACTTGAAATTTGTTGTTGTAAATTATTTAGTCTTGTTACCGCTTACAAAATCGTAGAACATATTGGCTGCTTCTAGCACTTTATCAGCGCCAGGCACTTCAGGCATTGTCACTTCAGTAACAACTTCATCGCCGTCTTTTTTAACAGTGGTTTCGAACTGACCCCACTTGGCGTGATAGTCTTGCCAAGTTTGGTTCTGTGCGAACTCCAATACCTTTGTTCTGATTTCGTAACCATTTTTATTTGTAGTTACCTTTGGCAATGCTGATTTCATTACTTCAGCAAATTGCTCCATTTGTTTTGTCATGTCATTCATAGTGTGTCTCCTGTGTGTGAATGTGTTGTTATATTACATAACGTTTTTATTTATGTCAAGTATTATTTTGAACGAAGTTTTGCGACTTGCATCATGCAAGCCTTTGCTTCTTTGTGCAATCCCTGGCGTGACAATTCTGATGCTGCTCTTGCGTAACCTGCTACTTCACAGAAGTTCCAAAAGCCTCGGCCAAATCCACGAAACGGATTTACGATACTATTCATTACTAGTGCGGTCATTATACCCATCCTTGTAAGTTTTTGTTTGTGTCTGCAAATCTTTTGAAACTTGCATCTTCGTGAGCCACTGCCCAAATATCTCCGCGAGCAAGACCAATATCGTTTAATTCACGGTCGCTCAACTTGTTTAATTCTTTGATTGTTGCGTTGATTCTTGATCTGTTTTCAAGTTTTCTGTTTAGGTCGCGGAAGAATTCTACTACTCCGCCAAAGTTTAGCCATTCACTGGCTGCAATAACATATTGTGTCATTTTGTTTTTCCTATATATATGTGTATGTGATCCGAGTCTAGCACCTGCTAGTTTTTCTCCTTCTACAATAGTATATAGCATAAAAACCCTACCAAAACAATCAACAATATGACAAAGACGTTATGCGCACATTGCATACCTATTGTCATAAATCTGTTACAAAACTTTTACTAGACTTTTACTAAGTATTCGTGTAATGTAAAATTACATTTGTGAGCGACGGGGTAAAGCCGTCAAGCAAAGGAAAATATTATGGAACTACTTACACTATGGATGCTGGTGGGCTTTTTATTTGCAGCCTATGCAGTCATCGCAAACGATTCAGTCCAGACGTTAGGAACGTGGATTGCGTCAAACAATGATCGTTTTCACTGGAGAACAATGTGGGCAGCCGCTTCGGCTGTTTTATTATATACAATCTGGTATGGTTGGTATATGAACGGAGGCGACATTAGTTATGGTCGTCTAAACAAAATACCCTTCCAAGAAATACAATGGTATCACGCAGCAGCACCAGGTGTGCTATTGATTTTAACACGTATTGGTGTGCCGGTTAGCACAAGTTTCTTGGTGCTTAGTGCTTTCGCAAGCACATTTGTATTAGAAAAGATGCTGATGAAATCTATGATGGGGTATGCAGTTGCGGCAGTAGCAGCCTATGCTATCTGGATTGTAGTAAGTAAAATCTTAGACGAAGCAAAGCCAGTCAAAGAAGAACACAAACGTTATTGGCGTGTTGGACAATGGGTAACAACAGGCTTCCTATGGTTCACTTGGTTGAGTCACGATATGGCAAACATCGCAGTGTTCCTGCCTAGACAACTACCTGTTGATCTTATGATACTGGTCAGTGTTGTGTTCGTAGGCGGACTTTATTACATGTTCCGTGAAGGCGGCGGTAAAATACAACAGATCGTTATTGAAAAACATAACACAAGATATGTTCGCAGTGCTACAATCATTGATGCTGTCTATTGGTTAATACTTTGGTTCTTCAAAGAACTAAATGATATTCCAATGTCGACAACTTGGGTGTTCGTTGGTTTGCTATGTGGACGTGAGTTGGCAATGGCAACAGTAACAGGCAAGCACAAATTTAAAAGTGTGTTTCCACTTGTCACCAGGGATTTCTTTAAAATGATGATAGGACTAGGTGCTTCAGTAGCCATAGTGCTAATGATCCATTATGTGATTGTGCCTAATGGTTTGTAATACCCATAGGGTCGGGTTGTTCCGTAATAAACACGAGCAGGGCCACGGTTAGCCCTGCATTTTTTCCAAGTTAGCAATATATTCAGTCATTGAGTGATCGCCAAAGTTATCTACTTTGCCTTGCTTGATGCCCATCCACATTCCACGCCAACGATCTTTAGCACGTTGCCAAGGTGTTAGTTTACGCTCAAGGCCATATGCGTTCATGTAATGCTCTGTGCCGTGATGTCTATACAACATGGCAGCCAATGGCACTCTTGTGACTATGTCGTTGTTGTTTACCCAACGATGATGAGGCACACATAAACTTTTACAATAACCGTTCCATCCTACTCTTGGCGAACCGAATGTATATAATTCTTCCACTTGTTGAATTTCTTCATATAGATGACATCTGCTGGCCATGATAGTAGCCATAGCAGCACCTAATGAATGTCCACAAAACCAAAGTTTCTTGTCTGCGTTTGCTTTGCGATCAATGTCTTCCAACACCATTGGCCAAAGTTCGTCTACTTCGTCTTTGAAACCTTTATGAACTCTGCTTACAGTTTCTGCCATAACAGGTAAAGCATTTAAGTCTGCTTTGATATCATTAAACTCTGTAGGTTGTGTTCCACGGCAAGCAATCACTAGATCAGTCTTGTTCATAAATCTATATGCTTGTGCGCCTTCTCTATTGTAAAATTCTACTGTGGTAAATCCGTGTTTTCTCACAACTTTCTTTACATATTCTACATCATCGCTATATGCTACACTGGCTAGTCTCGCGAATAAAAGACTACGTGCGTGGAAATTCATTTCAGTTATCATATCAAGCCCTCACTTATATGCATATTTATTATACAGCTATACTAAATACACATAAGGAAGTTGTTGTTATGAGAAAAAGAACTAGAGGCATATTAGAAGAACTACAAAGTATTGGTGGTAAAGATCGTCACGACGAGTTTTTGCAAACCACAGGAACCAATCTAATTGAAAGCTCGTGCAATTTAATTAAAAAACTGCACGAAACGTATGATGCTGAAACAGCATTAGATCTTGAAAGGCGTTTTCTCAATGCAATCCGCAACAATAATCCACGTAAATTCAAAGTGGGTATTGATAAAGTAATTGAGGGCAAAAAATGATAGTTAAAGAAGGCGGAAATATTTTCCAAGGCACCAGCAACTTTGATCAAAAGATTATTCCTGATATGCAAAAACAAATTGCAGCAGTGATGAACAAAACAGGAGTTCAAGCATTGCCTATTGGTTCAGGTGCTACTCCTACTCCAGGTAAGATGTCAGGCGACTTGGATATGATTGCTGACGCCGGCGAAATGGCAAAACATTTTAATGTCAAGACAGCGAGCGAAGCAAGAGTTGAATTAGAAAAAGTATTTCAAGCAGCAGGATTTGAAACCAAACGCACAGGACAAATTGTGCATGTTAAAACAAATGTTGCTGGTGGTTCACAGCAAGTAGACATCATGGTTGTGCCTGGTGGTGATACAGCGCAGAAGTTTCATGTGCATAATATTCCCAGCGGTAGTCCTTACAAAGGTATCCACAAGCAAATTATGATTGCTGACCTTGCAAAGGAAATGGGCATGAAGTGGAGCCCATACAAAGGCTTGGTTGACAGAGACAGTGGCGAGTTAATTGCAAACGACCTAGACGATATAGCAAAACGTTTGCTAGGTGATAACGCAGTAGCAGCAGATTTAGGCAGTGTTGAAAGTATTCTTAAAGCAAAGCCAGAAGCAAAAGCAATAGTTGATAAACAAGAAGCTGATCCAGGCTCAGCATGGAACAAAAAGAAGGTTGCAACCGAAGATCACACTCTTGAACTAGAAAGAATCAAGCAATTAAGCGGTTTAACTTTAAATAGTGTGAGAATGTTGTAGATTTTACCTCGTTTTGAAGCCATTTGACTATATTTTCGATTTCAAAGACTAAATACTAACATACAAATGCTATAGAACAATAGCAGTCCATTAAGAGTATTAGGAGAAAAAAATGGCAGTAGTAGCAAACCCAAATGCAGCAGTAGTAGCTGGCAACGGCAATGGCCCAAAAACATATGTCTATGCAATCGCAACAGGCACAATCACAACAGCAGCCGCAATCACATCTATCACAACAACATATGGTGGAACAATTGCAGCAGTTGAAGGAACAGGCGACGGCGAGCACGTAATGGTGCAAGGTGGCCCAGGTGGAGCAGAAGCAGTAAGCGGAATTTCACTAGTAGCAACATTCACACAAAACCCATAATAGGGCTTTAGCGTAAAAAACAAAGCGTCACTTTTACAGTGGCGCTTTTTTTATGACTGTAAATAACATATGCGTTTTATTATGCAAACTCTTGTGGACATAACTCCTACTGGTGCTAGGAAAGGCGACAATCCTTTTCAAGCCAACCAACATCAAAATTTTCTTACAGCTATAAACACTATCAGCATGAGAGCAAATCCTTACAACGTTAATGTTACATTTGACGAGGTTAATGTTACAGAATTACCTCTTGATGCAGAAGGTAATCAAAAAATTTGGACATTGACTTTTGAATTTGAAAGCGAAGGACAACATAGTTTAGAAATGTTAACTGAAGATATGCACATTGTTCCTGTAATTCCAGACTTAGAAAATACTGTAAATTGTAATGCTTTTTTGACACAAGGCAGCGTAATCAACACTATATTCGCCATGCCAGATGATAAATAATATTACAGATTATTTCTGTCAGGCATTCACTTAGGTATCACGAAAAGGCTATTTCCTGTCGTTAACATATGGAGTAATGAATGTCGACATCTGCATTAGAAAAAGAAAGTTTAGAAGCACACGTTGATCTGTGCGCACTACGTTATGAGCAGTTTGAAAAGCGTCTAAGCACCGTTGAGCATAAACTAGATAGCATTGCAGAACAAATGGCAGCAGGACAAAGCAGTCTTACCAAAGTTATAATAGGTGCCGCTGGCACAATAGTTGCAGGTTTGCTTTCTACTATTGTTGTAATTATACTTCAACTCTAATTTTACTGATAAATAACATATGTTGTTAAGAGATCTATACGAAGAACCTGTGGACGAAAAACAAGTATGGGCACGTAGCGGAAAAGCTGTGACTCGTAAGTATCGTTGCACAACCGGAAGACGTCAAGGTCGTGTGGTTGCTAAAATGTCACAATGTTATGCACCCTTGAATATCAAAGCCAGTGTAAGATTAAAACAAACCAAACGCAAGTTAGGCAGTAGAATGGCAAGAAAAGCAAAGAGAACTAAACGTACTAATCCGGCAAGTAAAAGATTAAAGCAGTTAAATAAAAGAAGATGAAGTTTGCAGAGATCATAGAAGCCTACAAACAGGTATGGGCCAGAGATAGTAAAGGCGGTGTTAAACGCAAGTATCGTTGCACCAGCGGTCCTAAAAAAGGCAGAGTGGTTGCTAAACCTAGCACCTGCGCAACTCCAACTTCACAAACAAAAAGCACACGTTTAAAAAGGACAAGAAGAAGTAAAAGCAGTCTACAAGCGATTAGACGTTCAAGAACAACTAGCAGACCAACCACTAAGCGTGTATATAAACTAAACAGGCCCAAGCCAAGAAAGCGCAAATGAGATACGAAGAGTTCACAACTGAAGAAGAAAGAATGGACGAAATACTTCCACTCATACCTGCGATTGCAGGAGGTGTTGCAAGAGCAGCACTTGGCGGCACAGGCAGACTTGCAGGCAAGGCGGCACTAGGTATTGGTAAACTTGCAGCAAAGGGCGTTGCTAAAGGTGTTGGCGCTGTGGCAAAAGGTGTTGGCGCTGTGGCAAAAGGAGCATATAATGCAGTAGCCGGCGACGACGATGAAGAACCTACAAATAATCCAAATGCTAAAGTTGGCACACAACCTAATTTAGGTGAACCAGAGCCACAAGCCGCAGCACCAACTCAACCAGGTGCAGCACAAAAAACACAAGGTGCTCAACCAATGGGTGCCAATCCAAATATTAGACCAGGTAAATCTATTAACCTACCAACAAACACACCAGGCGGTAAGAAATCTTATAAAGTTACAAAAACTCAAGGTGACGATGTAGAAATTGAAGATCCAACAGCCAAACCGGGCGAACCAAGAAAAATGACATATAAAAAGCAGGATCTTGAAAGGGCAGCCGCACAATGAAGTTGAATGAATTAATATCAGACTTTACTATCTATACAACCAACGAAGAAAAAAAATTACTTGACAGGTTGAAAAATCCCTGTTATATTGATATTTTTACTGAACGTGAACAGGTTGTATTGAATAACTTAGTAAGGAAAAGTATTGTTTCTAAAGTTAACTACAAGGGAGCCGTGTTGGTGGTAGGAAATGACAAACCTCAATAGTGCAGCAAATCAACTTAAAGATTTAATAGATCAAATATTACCAAAATATACATTACCGTATAAAGAAGGTAAAGCAATTCATATTGGCAAAACTATAGTCAGACACAGCAAAAGACATGGCTTTGTTATTATTGATGCTGAAAGCAATAGCATTGTTGAATTTGCAAACACCAAGCATGGCGCAATCGCAATAGCAAAAGCACATAATGTTGGACATGCATACAACAATTTACAAGAGCGTGACCAAAGAGCTGCAAAACATTTGAACGATGCAGTGCATTATCAACATATAATTAACACAACTAACGACGAAGATAAAAAATTTATACTTGAAACACGGTTAGAACTAGCACAAGACATGCTTGAACGTGAAAATCGTGTTCTAGAATCATACATATTAGCACAATAGTGATAAATAAAAGTAATAAACCATCACAGGAAAAAACTATGATTATTTCAGAATTTGCACAACCAGTAACAGCAAAGACACTTAATGAAAGTCTTGCAAAGCGTTTTGGCGCTAAAATTAATTTGGAAAAGTTTACACTTGAGCAACTACAGGATGCTCGTAATAAAATTAGAACCAGATTGTTCAATGTAGAAACCAACGAAAGTTTTGATAAAGTTCACAATGAAACATATCAAAAAACAAAATTGATGTTGGACGTATTAAATGCAGAAATTTCAGAGCGTGGCGACATTGAAGAAGAAGCAATTGAAGAAACTCAAGTCACCGAAGGTGCAGAAGATCAAGCAGAACTTGTAATGGCAGCAAAAGAAATGGTGGACCGTCTTACTGGTTGGATGGAAGACACTGCTGAAATGCAAACAGAATCAATGCTAGAACTAGCAGATGCTATCCGTGATGAAATGGGTGCAGAAAAATCAGAAGCATTTGTTGCAACTGTAAAACCTGCTCTTGATAGTATGTATAGTGCAATGGAAGTTACACGTGATGCTCTTACAGGCGGCGTAGGTCAATTAACTGGTGAAGTTGATACTCCTATGATGGGTGACGATGGCATGGATGACATGGACATGGAACCAACTGACGACATGGATGATGGATCAGACGAAGGTGACGTTGGTATGGATATGGACGCAGGTGACGACTTTGATTCAGCAGAGCCAGCAGCCGGTGGCGATATGCCAGACGAAAGAGAAAAGCGTGAAAGTGTTGACCCACGCAAGCTAGGCAAGATTCTTTCAAAAAAAAAGTAACTGAAGCAGTAACAACTGACAAGCTCTATCAAGTTTTAACTTTGTTGAAAGACAAAGGACAAACCTCTTTCACTATGGAACAGTTGAATGAATACATGCAAAACATGGGTATGCCACAGTTTGATTATGACACATTAAAAGCAGCATATGATAGTGATCCAAGAGTAAATGAAATTATAAAAGACTTCACACAAGGACAAGTTGTTTTGAAGACCAGTGAAGTAGATGATTTAGACGCCAAACCACGTGACAAAGACACAGTAAGTAAGATGGCTAAGAAAGCAGTTGACCTAAAGGATTTATAACTTGACAAAAGGTCCTGATCCTATTATAATATAATATGACTTTAATTAAAAACAAGTATTCCTATGAGCGGTTAAAGCGAGTAGAAGTAAATGGAAAGCGCCGCTATGAAACACCAGGTGGCCCTCCAGTAGCAAGTGTTACAACAATCCTAAGTGAAACAAAAGACAAAACACATCTAATTGAATGGCGACGGCGTGTAGGCGAAAAGAAAGCCCAAGAAATTACCACTGAAGCAGCAGGTGTAGGAACACGGATGCACAAGTATCTAGAAGACTACATTGAGTTTGGAGAATGGCCACAACCTGGCGGCAATCCTTATGCACAGCAAGCCCACATGATGGCAGAGCAAATTAAAATGAATGCAATGGATCATGTAGATGAAATTTGGGGCAGCGAAGTTCCACTCTATGTTCCTCAAATGTATGCAGGCACTACTGACCTTGTTGGTGTATATAAAGGCAATCCGTGTATAATGGATTTTAAACAGACTAACAAGCCTAAAAAACTGGAATGGGTTGAGGATTACTTCTTACAACTCACAGCATATGCTATTGCACATAATGAAGTCCATGGCACAAGTATACGTGAAGGACATATCTTTATGTGTAGTCGTGCTGGGGAATATCAACAGTTTGATTTGTGGCCTGATGAGTTTGACGATTGGGAACAAGAATGGTGGAAGCGTGTCTACCAATACTATGAGAAGTTTGGCTAAATACTTAAAATAATTCTTAGGAGTAAACATGGCCATTGTGCAGATATCTCGTATTCAAAATAGACGTGGTAGAGAACTTACAAATATTGGTATTCCACAATTAGCCAGTGGGGAAATAGGCTGGGCAATTGATACACAAAAAATGTATATTGGTAATGGCGCAGTATCAGAAGGCGCCCCAGCAGTTGGTAATACAGAAATTCTTACACAACACAGTGATCTTTTCAGTTTAGCCGATCAATACATCTACAAAACATCCAGCAACCTTTGGGGAGCAACTGCAAAGACTACACAAAGTTTGCAAAGTAAATTGGATCAGTTTACTACTGTTATTGATTTTGGCACAGTTGGCGATGGTTTAGGCACTGATGACGCTCCAGCAATACAAGCAGCAATAGATGCACTATATCTTAGATCTTTGGTAGTAAATGAAAAAGTTACACTTAAAATTCCAGCTGGTGAATATACAGTTAATTCTACAATATATATTCCACCATTGGTTTGTTTAATAGGTGATGGAGTAGATAAAACTATTTTGATTACCAACAGTGATGATAGTGTCACGGCTTCAACAAAGCCAATGTTTGCAACTGTTAATGGTAATGCAACACCTGGTGTATACACTGGATTAGCACAAACTGTTCCTGTGACTAGCAGCAATACTACCCAAGCAAGACATATTGAAGTTTCAGGCATGACATTGCGCAATAATAGATGGGCAGCAACATTTGATTTAAACGAATGCGCAAGAAGCAAATTTACAGATCTTAAATTAGAAGGGTTGTGGACCAGTCCAAGTGTTGATGTTGGTAATGCAACAGATAGTGCTCATGTAGCATTCAAAATGTCAGGCACAGGAAATGCACAGTGTATAGAAAACATTTTTGAAAACATCACTGTTTTTAATCATTTTAAAACAGTGGTAGCAAATCATGATGCTAATAAAAACATTTGGCGTAATATTAGAGTTAGTGTTGCTAAGTTTGGCTGGGGTATGGGTCAAGGCATTTTAAATGCAGCAAATGGATTTGCCACAGGCCCAAGTTGGAACCTAATTGAAGATTGTGAATTAGATTTAATTTATGAAACAGGTATTGATATTGAAAATGGCAATTACAATAGCATTCATAACAACAGGTTTTATAATGTAGGCAACAATATTGGTAGCGAAGAAGATGCTGAATATCCATGTGTAAGATTTACTAATGATTCAGATAATACTGCTATAGATAATTACTTCAAAAGAACTATTGAATTGTCTCCTCATAGAAGTGCAGGCGATAGCACGGTTGTTGATCCTTATTTAAACACAGAGTATGTTCCAGAAGTTGCTGGCAAGGTAGACTACAAAAATTCTACACGTCATACTATTAATATTGGTAACACTTTACAAGATGGTGGTAGTGATCAGGTTGACATTATCAAATTACCGTTGTATAATGAAGGTGTTGTTTACTTGGATTACATTTATAATAGTGAAAGAGTAAACGGCACAGACCCAGATGTTTTTGTAAGACAAACCGGAACCATTGAAATGCACTATGATAGTAGATTACTAAATTTAACAACGGCACATACTTTTGAATTCCAAGGTGACACAGCATATGTCAGTGACCTTGAATTTGGTGCTAGAACAGATGATATTGATAGTGATGTAGGCAATGGAGAAAGTATTATTATTTCTTGCAAAAACTTAATTCCAATTACAGACGATAGTTTTGTTTACAATTTTAGAGTTAGATCATAATATTAAATGTTTGACATGAAAGTTCAGGACCGGCTTCGTGCCTGGTTTGATTTTAGAAATAAATTAGAAAATGATGACAATCCATTTCAAAGCACATTAGAACTCTACAATAAGGCTCCAATTACAAGTTTCCGAATTGACCCTTACACACCAGATACCTATCCCGATCCTTGGGAATTACTTGATGAAAATCTATATGATGATTTTGGATATATTTTGGGAATTGGTTACACTTTGAGATTAACTGATCGTTTTTCCCAAGTGCCAATGAAGATAACTATTACACAAGATAACAAAAGATCTTGTAACCATTACCTATTACATATACAAGATAAAGTAATTGGTTTCGATAGAGAGAAAATAATTGATGAAAATGAATTACCAAAAAGTCTGTTTATCGAATCAATTTACGAAATACCTTGTGACTACTAAATACCAATTATTTAACTAATGAGAAGGATAAAAAGATGATTCAAGTTACCAAGCGAGATGGGCGCAAAGAAGCCTTAGATGTTGAAAAATTACACAAAGTTGTTTTTTATGCGTGTAATGATATTACAGGAGTTAGCCCAAGCGAGGTAGAAATTAAGAGTCAAATCCAGTTTTTTAATGGCATTACATCTAGCGAAATTCAAGAAACTTTGATCAAAGCAGCAGCAGATCTTATATCAGAAGAAACACCAAACTATCAATATGTTGGCGGTAGACTTATCAATTACCATTTACGTAAAGAAGTGTATGGTGGATATGAGCCGTGCCATATCAAAGAGCTTGTAGAACGCAACATTGAACTTGGCTTTTATGATCCTGATCTAATTGGTTATTACAATGACGACGAGTGGGATCGTATCAACAGTTTTGTTAAACACGAACGTGATGAGAACTTGACCTATGTTGCTATGGAACAACTACGTGGCAAATATCTTGTGCAAAATAGAGTCACTGGACAAATTTTTGAAACACCTCAGGTGTGTTATGCGTTGATTGCTGCTACACTATTTGCTGACTATCCAAAAGAAACTAGATTAAAGTGGGTAAAGGATTATTATGATGCAGTTAGCTTACACGATATTAGTTTACCTACTCCTGTTATGGCTGGCGTTAGGACGCCACAACGTCAGTTTAGTTCGTGCGTCCTTATTGAATCAGATGACAGTCTTGATAGTATCAACGCTACTACTAGCAGTATTGTTAAGTATGTAAGCCAAAAAGCAGGTATTGGTATTGGCGGCGGAAAAATCCGTGCTATTGGTTCACCAGTGCGTAAAGGTGATGCATACCACACTGGTATTATTCCTTTTTATAAAATGTTTCAAGCAGCAGTTAAGAGCTGTTCACAAGGTGGTGTTCGCGGCGGCGCAGCAACAATCTATTATCCAATCTGGCACTTAGAAGTAGAAGACATGCTGGTGCTAAAGAACAACAAAGGCACAGAAGAAAACCGTGTGCGCCATATGGACTATGGTGTGCAGTTTAACAAGCTGATGTATGAAAGACTGATTACTGGTGGTGATATCACACTGTTCTCACCAAGTGATGTGCCGGGTTTGTATGATGCTTTCTTTGCAGACCAAAACCGTTTTCGTGAACTATATGAAACCGCAGAACGCAATACTAGGTTGCGTAAGAAAACTATTCCAGCAGCACAACTATTCAGTGCGTTTATGGAGGAGCGTAAAAATACAGGACGTATCTATCTGCAGAATGTAGATAATGCAAATGATCATGGCAGTTTTTTACCTGAAGTTGCTCCTATTCGCCAATCAAACTTATGTGCAGAAATCGACTTACCAACAAAGCCATTAAAAGATCTTAATGATCCTGAAGGTGAGATTAGTCTTTGCACATTGAGTGCTATCAATTGGGGCAATATCAAGCAACCAAGCGATTTTCAAAGGGTATGCACACTGGCAGTGCGTGGACTTGATGCATTGTTAACATATCAAGACTATCCAGTATTGGCAGCAAAAAACAGCACAGATGGTAGACGTCCGTTAGGTGTAGGCATTATTAACTTTGCGTATTGGCTTGCAAAGCACAGCACAAACTACCAAGATCCTAACCTAGAACTTGTAGATGAGTATGCAGAAGCATGGAGTTACTACTTAATCAAAGCAAGTGCAGACCTAGCAGCAGAGCAAGGCGCATGTCTATGGAACGATCAAACAAAATACAGCCAAGGCATTACACCCAACCAAACATATAAAAAAGATTTAGACGAACTAGTAAAACATAAAGAACGTATGGACTGGAAAGGCTTGCGTAAGCAACTAAAAGAAACAGGTATCCGCAACAGCACATTAATGGCACTCATGCCAGCAGAAACTAGTGCGCAGATTGCAAATGCAACTAACGGTATTGAGCCACCAAGAGCTTACATCAGTGTTAAGCAATCTAAACATGGCGTGCTAAAACAAGTAGTCCCAGAGTTTAAGCGTCTTAAGAACAAGTATGATCTACTGTGGGATCAAGTATCGCCAGAAGGTTATTTAAAAATTATGGCAGTGTTACAAAAGTATATAGACCAAGGCATCAGTGTAAACACAAGTTATAATCCACAGTTCTTTGATGATGAAAAAATTCCTATGAGCACCATGCTACAACACATGCTAATGTTCTATAAATACGGTGGTAAACAACTGTATTACTTTAATACACATGACGGACAAGGCGAACTAGATGTAAACAAACTAGTAGGCGAAGAAACATTACAAGAACTTGAATCAGCACCAGTTGAAGATGAATACTGCGAAACATGCGTAATCTAGTTGACAACTAGTATAAATTATGCTACAAAATAAAAAAAGGATACACACATGAGCGTTTTTGATACAACGAACAAAACTGATCACACCAAAGTTCTAGCTTTTCTAGATCCATCAGGTGGTCCAACTATTCAAAGATATGATACATTAAAGTATAAGAGCTTTGATGGGTTAACTGACAAGCAACTTGGTTTCTTTTGGCGTCCAGAAGAAGTTGATATCTACAAAGATGCTAAAGACTTTAAGAGTCTTACTGAACATGAACAACATATTTTTACAAGTAATCTAAAACGACAAATTCTATTAGACAGTGTTCAAGGTCGTGCCCCAGTTGAAGCATTTGCTCCTATTGTATCCTTGCCGGAGTTAGAAAACTGGATACAAACGTGGACGTTCTCAGAAACAATTCATTCACGCAGCTACACACATATTATCCGTAATGTTTACAGCAACCCAAGCAAAGTATTTGATGAGCTTATGGATATTAAAGAGATTGTTGATTGTGCAGGAGACATCTCAAAGTATTACGATGACTTAATTGAAGATAGCATGTGGTATAATCTACTAGGCGAAGGCACACATACAGTGAATGGCAAAAAGAAAGTTGTTGATTTATACGAACTGAAGAAACTTCTTTGGTTGACATTGATGAGTGTGAACATTCTTGAAGGTGTGCGTTTCTATGTATCATTTGCATGTTCGTGGGCGTTTGCTGAACTTAAGAAGATGGAAGGCAACGCAAAGATTATCAAACTGATTGCTCGAGATGAGAACCTGCACCTTGCAAGCACACAGATGTTGTTGAAGATCCTCAAGAAGGATGATCCAGACTATGAAAAAATCGCACAAGAAACAGAAGCAGAGTGTATCCAAATGTTTGTTGATGCAGTTGATCAAGAAAAAGCCTGGGCAGAGTATTTGTTTAAAGATGGTTCAATGATTGGACTTAACACACAGCTTTTGAGCGATTACATTGAATTTATTTGCACACGTAGAATGACAAATGTAAATCTAAAGTCACCATACAACATCAAATCAAATCCGCTGCCTTGGACACAGAAATGGATCTCAGGTGCAGACGTTCAAGTGGCACCGCAAGAGACAGAAATTACGTCATATGTATCAGGTGGCACCAAGCAAGATGTGAGCGAAGACACTTTCAAAGGATTTAGTTTATGATTGAGATCTGGGGCAAAGAAAACTGTGCATTTTGCAGCAGAGCAAAAAGTTTTTGCGAAACTAGAGGTTATGCTTTTATCTATAAACAACTAGGTGTTGACTTTGAGCGCGAACAAGTGTTTGAAACATTTCCAGATGCAAAAACATTTCCACAGATCAAGATATACGGCAAAGTTATTGGCGGCTATACTGAGTTTATAAAGTATGTAGAGGACACAGGTTTTAATGGAACAGGGCATTCTCTATAATGGCTTATATTTTTGACAAAAATAATCAATCAGGAGTTCTATTCTTTTTTCATAAATGTGGCACCACCATGTTGATTGATAGAATGAATAATCCAAATTTTAATTATTATTTTATGAAAAGAAATAACGTAGATGCCTTTAAACCTATATACTATGATTATAAAATAAAACATCAAAGAAAAGAGCAGGCTTATCTTCTCATTAGACATCCTATTCACCGGTTTTATAGTGGCTATTGGCACTACTGGAGACATTGGCAAATAAATTTCGATGAAACACAACACTGGGCGCAACAAAGGTTAAATCGTCATATAGGAAAATACTCAATGAATGTACACCTTGATCTATTTAGGGCAATTGATAGTATAAAATCATACAAACAACATGATTTTAATTTTTGGGTCCATTGTATGCATGACCTTGCAGACGAATATGTGACAGATATGAAAGTGGTGAAATTAGGCACAGTTCCTGACGATAAGTTTTTACAAAATTTGTTAACAACAAAAGTTTACAACGCAAAATACAGCTTGGAAAACAATTACGATTACCCAGAATTACATACCACAAAATCGGAAAGAAAATATATCAACAATAGATATAGAAGAGCAATGAATTTATTTGGATACGGAAATGATTATTGAAACACCATACAAAACTAACGATACAATTACATTAAAAACCACAGGCGGAGACGAAATTGTTGCCCGCTTCGTAGAAGAAAATGACAAGCATATCACTGTTTTAAAACCACTGGCCCTTATGGCTACACAACAAGGAATGGGATTGGCTCCATATGCTTTTACTATTCCACAGGACGCAAAATTACAGCTAAATAAGAGCGCAGTGGTGTTTGTTTGCAAAACCGATCCCGAAATGGGAAAACAATATATGACCAGCACCACAGGGATTCAAATGGCTTAGGAGATAACATGCCTGGTGTAGTTAGGGCAGAAGTAGATAAACACATAGGACATGCTAGTCCTACTCCTAATCCTTTTCACCAGTTTAATTATGTTGCCGGGCAAACCACTGTTTATGCAAATAATAAACCTGTAATACGTGTAGGTGATAAAACACAGTGCGGTGATCCAGCAGTTGGTTCATCTGATAATGTATATGCTGAAGGTAAACTTGTGCATAGACAAGGAGATGCTACAGGAGGACACGGTTCATGGGTTCCTAATGCAGCTCAAACAGGCAGTGGAGATGTTTACGCAAATGGCAGTTAGTTACGGTACATTTAATTTTCCTCCAAACCCGGACATTGCTGGTTTATTGCAACAAGCAGCGGCAGAAACAGATCCTGTAATAAAAGAACAATTAATCGCTAGGGCCTATGCAGTAACAGCACCACTTACTGACGAAGAAAAAAGTATTTTTGGTTATGTGCAAAATGACTATATAGAAAACAATCCTGGTCTAGTTAATAATAGGCAAACAAGTTATGTAGGAATAAGTGGTATAGACGACCTGACTGAATAAATACAGTATGGCTATTATAAAGAGAGCAGACAAAGGTGCTGCATTAACCTACAATGAAATGGATGCAAACTTTGATGCTGTCGCACCACGTGATAGTGCTACAGGTGCAATTGAAATACCAACAGGCACAACAGGACAACAACCAGCATCTCCAGTAGTTGGACAACTAAGATTCAACACACAATTGAATTTATTTGAAGGTTACTTTGAAACCTTAGGATGGAGTGCATTAGCAGCATCAGGTGTCAGCGGCGAAGTCAATCAAAATGCTTGGGCTGAGATTGTAGTAGCAGGACAGTCAAATGTTGTTGCAGATCAAAAGTCAGATGTTCTTACATTGGTTGCTGGAACTGATATCAGTATCACTACTAATCCTACAGCTGATAGTATTACAATTAATAGCACATATACACCGCCTTCAAATGTAAGTGCATTTACCAATGATTCAGGTTATCTTACAAGCGAAACCACTACTACACTTACCGCAGACAGCGTAAATCAAAAACTTGTTTACACAGACGAAACTGGCACAGCAAATGATGTTAGTCTAAGCTGGGCAGTTGATGACACAAACCTTGCACGTATTACAAGTGGCACAGTTGATGGCGGCACAGGTGTTGCTACGTTTACAAGAGACGATGCTACAAATTTTACAGTTGACTTTAGTGCATTGTTTGATGATACAAATCTTACAAGGATTACCAGTGGTAGTTTTGATAGCGGCACTGGTGATCTTACACTCACTCGCAGTGATGCGACAACAGCAGCGACTATAAGTCTAGACGGAAGATACCTAACAAGCTACACAGAAACAAATGACCTAACCAGTGCAGTGACATGGGCAAACATTCCAAATGCAAATGTTCCACAATCAGCAGTAACACAGCATCAGGCTGCATTAAGTATCACAGAATCACAAATAAGTGATTTACAATCATACTTAACAAGTGAAACAAACGATTTAACAGCATCAGTAACATGGGCAAACATTCCAGATGCAAATGTTCCACAATCAGCAGTAACACAACACCAAGCAGCATTAAGCATCACAGAAAGTCAAATCAGTGATTTAGATCATTATACCAATAGTGATGTAGATACTCATCTTAGCACTATTACCGCAACAACAGGACAGGTTTTAAGCTGGAACGGCACAGGTTATAGTTGGGTTGCTCAGACAGCCGCATATAGCAATAGTAATGTTGACACACACTTAAACACAAGCACTGCAACAACAGGCGAGGTGTTGAGTTGGACAGGAACAGATTACGATTGGGTAGCGCAATCTGGAGGCGGTGGCTTAGCAAATGTCGTAGAAGACACTACTCCGCAACTTGGAGGAACACTTGACCTAAACGGTAATGAAATACAAAATAATGGAAATATTATTTTACACCCAACATCAGGAAGTGGATACGTGGGTGTAAACAGCACAACTGCTACAGGTGGCAAACTAGTACTCAATGCTGACCAAACTGGCACTCCGTCGTCAAGTAGTACTAACTGGAGTTACATAGAAGTAGAACGCGGCAATTCAACAAATGTGAATATTAGATGGAATGAAGGTACTGATATATGGGAGTTTACTAACAACGGCTCTACATATAGTCCGCTTGGCGGATCTTATGCTAACTCTGATGTTGATACACACTTGAATACATCTTCGGCAAGCACTAATCAAATACTAAGCTGGAATGGCAGTGACTATGCATGGGTAGCGGACCAAACTGGCAGTAGTGGCATTGCAAATGTTGTAGAAGATACAACACCGCAACTTGGTGGCAACCTAGATGTGAATGGCAATAGTATTATCAGCACAGGAAATATTATTCTAGATTCACAATCGACTGTAGGTTATGTTGGAATCAATAAAGCGACTGGTCATGCAGGCATGTTATTACTGGCTGCAGATGCTACAGGCACACCAAGTTCTGCATCTAACAATTGGGCATATATTGGTGTGGAAAGAGGTACTTCTCCAAACGTGTATATTCGTTATAATGAAAGCACCGATCAATGGCAATTCACAAATAATGGATCAACATATTACGATTTTGTAATTGCAGATACTGATACTGGTATTTTGAGTGTTATTGAAGATACAACACCGCAACTTGGTGGCAACCTAGATGTAAACGGTAATAAAATAACTTCTATAGGTACATATGGTACAGTACCTATAGAAGTTAATATCAACTCAGTTGCTACAGAACTTGTAAAATTTGGATATGATCCAGTTAATCCTACGACACCTGTTGCAGCTCGTTATGGCACAACATTTACAGATAAAGTGTGGATTGACGCAAACTCAGCCCAGCAATTTGATCTTTATGATGTGGTGACCAATACCGCAGATATAACATCCGACGCTGGAATTTATATGAATTTCATAGCTACTGATGGCATAAGTGCATATCAAACACGCTCATCGATTTGGCATCAAAACAATATGTTGAGAATAACTTCTCACGATAAAGATGATGTTTCTCCGCAATCCAATTATTTGCAGCTTACACTTAAACCAACAATGATCGGCACCAGCGGTTTTACAATCAGTTCGGTTGTTAATAGTGTTGTTACTAATTACGATGTTGTAACCGATCAAAATCTTGAGAATAAAGTATTTTATTCAATTTTTCAACCAACTGAATCAAGTAACACTTTAAGACATGCAAACTACACAACAACCGAGCGTAATGCATTGACGGTTGGTGCAGGCACTGTAATTTGGAATACCACTGATACAAAACTTCAAGTTTATAATGGATCATCCTGGGAAAACCTTCATTAACGGTTGACAACACCCATATTTGTGCTATAATAAAGCATAACTTAGGCAATAAATGAGGCACATATGAAAATTTACTTAGACATGGATGGCGTTATAGCTGATTTCTTTGGAGGGCTCCAAAAATACTACGGTGTAGATCATTGGAAGAACTTGCCTGATAAAGAAGAAAGCATTTGGGCACTAAAATACACAAACTTCTTTGACACACTAGATCCTTTTCCAACCAGTGCTAGATTAGTAAACACAGTAAGAGAGCTTGCTGGTGACAACTACGGTATTTGTTCTAGCCCACTACGTGGCGACAAAGACAACAGTGCTTATTGGAAACGTGTATGGTTAACAAGACATAACTTTTTGCCAAGTCGTGTGCCAAACATTATTTTTACTGGCTACAAACCAAAATATGCTATTGAAGATATCACTGGTGGGCCAAACATTTTAGTTGACGACAAGCCAAGCAACGTTGATAGTTGGAAGGCTAAAGGTGGTATTGGTATTAGATACCAAGCCAACGAAGACAGCGTTGATGATCTAATAGATCAGTTGAAAACTTTATACATAGGTGATTAGTGGAACAAAAGAACTTGCACGAACAGTTGGTTCTTGCTTTTGACATTTATATGAAAGAAAGTGAGAAGTTTGAAAGCGGAGTAAAAGCCTCCGCAGTTCGTGCAAGGCAAGCATTACATGAACTTAAAGAATTAATAGTCGAAAGACGCAAAGAAATTCAAGATAAGAAACGTGATATGTAATAAATACTGTAGAGGATTTAAACATGGACACATTAACTGATTTAAGAAAATACATTTTAACTGAATACGGAATTCCGCCGCATTATTACGATGATGAGCAGTTGCGCTATAGAGCAATTACATTCAAAAGAAATGTAACAAGTGGTGTGGGTTTTTATGATCCAGGCGACCTATGGCTTGTGCAACGTCAAGGTGGAACAGACGACTATATGAGAACACAAGAACTTCAAATGCAAATTGCACCTGGTGGTGCCTTGTTGTATTGGTTTTTTCCTGAAGGCGCCTAGTCTTTGTTAGCGCATAACATGTTACAGTTTTGTAAATACGTTATGTTGCCAAATGATCTCAAAGAACAATACAGATTATTTTACATGGTCAAGGGCCACCTTGACGCTTCCCCTGAAACAGTAATAGCAAGTGCAAATGGATATTTCAAACGCCTCTGGTATGATGGCGGCGATGGTGCACCTCTTTATGAATACAGTGAACAATTTGAACAAGCATGGAGACATAAACAGAATGGTTTCGCAGAAGATAAAAGACCTGAGTGATGACGACTTGAATTACTTAGAAAAACTACTTGGTGAACAATTTGCCAAAGAGTTAGAAGCAGATAAAACTTGGATAATGAAGAATAACTATCATCGCCCAGGTGAAAAGAAAAGCAAAATCATTCGTATTATGAATGCCATCCGTGCTCAAAAAGATATCAAAAAAAGAACAGCCTTAAAGTGGTAATTAAAAAACTTCCTTTTTCTTTGCCATAGGATAGATAGGATGCGTTTGATCGCATCCTGGACATAAGGTGCATTGAGGTATAGGCTTGTTATGTTTTCTAAAAAATTCTTTCAGTTCATTTTTTGGAGAAAAAGGATCTCCAGCACGATATTTTTTGAGTAAATCAACAGCTCTAGGTTCAATACTAAATTGCAAAAACAAATCATCTTTAAGTGCAGTGAGTTGGCATTGATACAAATATCCTTTGTGAAAAAGATTACATGGAGCAGAACCTTCTAAACATATTTCGTAGGCATCATTTACATTGCTATTATGCATAAACCATGTTTTATCTTTTATAAAATCAATAGCAGACTTTTTAAAATAATATGTTGATTCTAATAGCGCAAGTTTTTTATGAGTATGCAATTCAAAATATTCATTACCTTGGTTATTAGTTTTGATATAAAAATCATAATCTTCTAATAAAGAGTGTAGGTTATTTTTTATTTCTTCATACATAGATGGATCGTGAACACAAATGTTGATATAGTAGTCACTGTTTAGAATCTTTTTTGCTATATCTTTTTTGCTTTTTAAAAAGGTGCCATTTGTAGAAACGTAATATTCTTGTGCATTTGGCCATAATTGTTTTAAATTTATAACCCAATTTATAAGGTCTGGATTTGTAAAAGGTTCGCCTCCGTGTATTGTAACAGTATCAATTGACACCAAACGACTCCATTGGGTGTAGTGTTTTGCATAATCGGCAAATTTCATATGACCTTTAAAGTTATAATTGTTGAAACTTTCACATCCCTTACATGTTAAATTACATACATTGGTTATATTGAATGCAGCATCTTCGATAAAAAATTTTTTCATTAAAATATTTATTGACAACTGTTTTATAATGTGTTATAAATAGACTGTAAACGTTATAAAGTTTATTTGGACTCGGGTGCGATTCCCGACACCTCCACCATAAACACACTGAGAACGTTTTGCGTCAGTAAGTCTAAGTAGGATCGCAACCTTGAGCAACAGTGTGTTTATGATGGGGGTGAACAGGTTCGACAGGTAGGCAAGTTTACAAAACACAAATGCAAACGATAACTTTGCACCATCTGAGTTCGCTCTAGCAGCGTAACCACAGGGGGTATGGTTCCACCTAGCAACAGAACGGGCCTTTCCAACTAACAAGGGAGAAATATATGTTAGAAAAACTATTTGGGTTGTCCTCAGCAGGAACTACTGTAAGAACAGAAGTAATGGCTGGTTTAGCAACCTTTCTCACAATGGCATATATTACTGTAGTCAACCCTGCTATTTTATCTACTGAAGGTAGTGGAATGGCATTTGGTGCTGTGTTTACAGCAACCATTATTGCGGCAGTAATTGGCACATTGATTATGGGGCTCTGGGCTAACTGGCCAGTTGCTCTTGCACCAGGTATGGGACTCAATGCGTTCTTTACATTTGGTGTTATCTTTGGTATGGGATATACATACCAGCAAGCACTAGCGGCTGTTTTTGTAGCAGGTCTAGTGTTTATTGCGCTAAGTGTAACACCAGCACGTAAATATATCATTAATAGTATTCCACGAAGTATGAAACTTGGTGTCGGCGCAGGTATTGGCCTGTTTCTTGCTATTATTGGTTTGAAAAACGCTGGTATAGTTGTTGACAATCCTGCTACTCTGGTAGGACTTGGAGACGTTACAAGTTGGCCAGTGTTGCTTACAGGTTTAGGCTTTGCTATTATGGCAATCTTAGACAAGCGTAAGGTGCCAGGCGCAGTGATTATTGGCATACTAGCAGTCAGTGTGATTGCTTGGGTAACTGGTATTGCTCAACTTGGCGGAGTAGCAGGTGCTATTCCAAGTCCGGAACACGCCTTCCAAATGGACTTCAGCGCACTGTTCACAGCAGGATTCATTGGCGTGGCTTTTGCCTTTTTGTTTGTTGACTTTTTTGATACAGCAGGCACATTGACCAGTGTTGCTAACTTGACAGGTAAGGTCAATGACGATGGCGAAGTAGAGCAAATTGATCGTGCATTACTAGCAGACTCTGTTGCTACAACAGCAGGTGCTCTAGTTGGAACATCAAACACTACTTCATATATTGAAAGTGGAGCAGGTATTAAAGAAGGTGGTAAGACAGGACTCACAGCAGTGGTTGTTGCTATCTTGTTTGGTGCTTGTTTATTCTTGGCGCCACTAGCACAAAGCATTCCTGCTTATGCTACAGCACCAGCACTTATCTTTATTGCTACATATTTCCTACGCAACATCGCAGACATTGACTGGGATGATGTAACTGAATATGCTCCAGCAGTATTGGCAGCAGTGTTGATGCCACTTACATTTAGTATCGCACACGGTATCGCAATTGGCTTTGTAGCCTATGCTGTAATTAAAGCAGCAAGCGGACGTATGGAAGATCTAAATGGCGGTAGCCTTGCTATCGCAGCAATCAGCGTAATTTATTTTATTGCTGTATAATTATAATGGCCGGCTTTGAGAAATCAGAGTCGGCTGTTCTTTTATTGCTACAATTTTACACACCCAAGTAAGGTTGACTTTACACGGTCAACCTGCTATATATTATTACACACAGGAGACACAAATGCTAAAATATTTTCTAAAACTATTCACTACTGAAACACTACCCAACGGTGTATTACACAGAGCCCATACTATCAAGTATGAGGATCTATGTCAATGAGTGAAGTATACACAGCAATCAGTATTCTAGCAATTATTATCATAGGTTTCTATATTATTGTAGCAACTGAGATTAATAAATGAAATGGTTAATCGTATTTGCAATGTTGGAAGCAGATCCATTTGCAATAAAAAGTTTACAATTTGACACACAAAACGAATGTAAAGCATACATCAACGATCCTGTTAATAGTGATAGACTTGCAATAGAAGTTATCAATGTTGCAGGATTCAACGATACAATAGTAAACGTTGCTTGTATGCCGGCTAATAAAATAACGAAAGACGTATTAAATGAAACCGAATCTCAAGTTTGAATTGACTGTTCGTGATATTGAAATTATTGAACAAGCACTTAGAGCAAAAGCAGGTCGTAGAGGTCTTGCTATTGCCCAAGGCGAAACTTCACAAAAATTAAAAGAAGAAATGCACGAGATACAAGAACTTCTTGGCAGGATACATCATCAAAAAGTTTGGTTTAAGCCAAAAGGCTTTACACCAGGTGGTTGACTTACTTAAAAATTTGTGTTACATTACTGTATGAAATCAAATATAATTTACAATCAAGATTGCGTCGGAGGTATGCTTTCAATGCCAGCAGGAAGTGTAGACATTGTTGTCACATCTCCTCCGTATAATTTAGACATAAAATATGGAAAATACAAAGACGATCTGCCACGTGAAAGTTATTTGAAATGGTTACATGATGTATTTTCAGCAATAAAACATTGTCTTAAAGATGATGGACATTTCTTTTTAAACATGGGTTATTCAAATATTGATCCGTGGGTAGGAATGGATGTAGCAAATGTTGCTAGAAATTCTTTTGTTTTACAAAACAATATTAGTTGGGTAAAAAGTATTCACGTAAATGATAAGACAAGTGGACATTTTAAACCAATTAATAGTAACCGTTTTACATGTCCAACTTGGGAACATTTATTTCATTTTACAAAAACTGGAAAAGTTGAAATTGATAGATTAGCAGTTGGTGTTCCTTATGAATACTACGAAGAAAACATTAGAGGAAAAAATACAGCAGAGACAAAACCTAACTTACGAGATAAAGGTAATTGTTGGTTTGTTCCTTATGAAACAATAAGCAATAGAATAAAGCACAGAGGAAAACATCCTGCAACATTCCCTATTGCACTTATTGAACAATGTATAAAATTTAGTGGAATTAAAAAAGGCTTGTTAGTTGATCCATTTATAGGTTCTGGAACATCTGCTATCGCAGCTATTAGACAGAATATAGATTATATTGGATTTGATATTGATAAAGATTATATTGATTTTGCAAATCTTAGAATTCAAGATGCAAACAAAGAGAAAATGTTTGTAGAAGAATAGTGTTGCATAAAAAACACAAATGTATAATTATGCTTTCATATTGTGCATTTGCAGCATTATGTAGCATAAATATATCAGTGAAAGGGCAAGCCAGTAACTTGCCCTTTGCTTTATGAAAACACATAATAAAGAAGGAAAAATATTATGCGCAAGGTATTTACCATTTTAGCAGCAACCCTGTTCGCAGGTGCTGCATTCGCAGAAACACCGGCAATGTCTCCAGTGTTATCAGGCGAAGTAGAATTAAAGTTTACCCAAGACGCTAACGATGACTGGGGCGGAGCAATGGGTTTAGACCTAGGTGTTGACGCAGCAGGTTTAGCAACAGTAGACTTAGACTTTAGTGCAACTGACGGTGGTGCACTTACACTAGACAACTGGACAGTTGGAACAACTATAAATGCTATTGGAATTGCAATTGGCGATGACAATGGTGTATTTGTTGGAGCAGAAGGCGAGCACACAATCGCAGCACCAGCAATGACTGAATCAGTAAAAGTTACAGCAGGCGATGCAAGCGTAGCAATTGGTTTTAATAACTGGAGTAGTGATATCACAGATATCAGCAACATTCAAGGTGCTTACACACTAGGTGACGTTGCTGGTTTAGCAGTTACAGCATCAGGTGATTACAACATGAATACTGAAAACACTGTGTTAGGTGCATCAGCTTCAGGTTTAGATCTAGGTGTTGCTTCTCTAGGCGGCACAGTAACATATGATGTAGACGCAGAAAAGTTTGCATTTGAAGGTGTTGCAAATGCAATGGGTCTAACAGCATATATCAATGGTGATCAAGATGACACACTACAAAACATTGGTGGTGAGTATGTTTATGGTTTAGGCGGTGCTGAACTAACAGCAGGTGCTAACTATAACCTAGACACAGAAGACTTTACTCCAACATTAGGACTATCGTTCAACTTCTAAACAAACGGGACAGGCTTTACGCCGTTCGAACTAAAAGCAACCTTCGGGTTGCTTTTTTTATGGCTAAATACACGTAGATAATGAGGGCATCATTGTGTGGCAAAAAATCAAAAAGAAGTTGAATATTGATTCCATAGTGGATGTCGGTGTTGATTTGTTTTTGATACTGTTTGATGTATTGAGCTCGCCTATCCTTATCGTAATGAGAGTATTGCGTTATGTGGTAGGCAAGTATATGTTGGACGGTGTTAAGAACAGGATCAAACAGTTATTACACTGGCTGGAACGCAAACCACGTTGGGTGAGTTTTGTTGTGATACCAGTGTTGTTGTATATTGTGGCCCACTTGCTGGTTCTGATGTGGATATTTGGACAGGCATTTGGAGAATTTATTATGGATGAATGGGGGAAACACAATGGCTAAAGGTGCCTTAGGAAACATATGGAAACCAGAAAAATATAAAAAGAAAACAAGTATTGGTAAAACCAAAACTTCAATAAAACTAAGTAGTATGAACAAAGATAAAAAACGTTCATACAAACCAAGTAGAGGCCAGGGCAAGGCCACTTAGAGAGGGTAAAAAATGAAAAACAATGAGTATGATGTAAAAGTAATTAAAGTCGTTGATGGCGACACAGTAGATGTAGATATAAATTTAGGTTTTGGAGTTTGGCTACATGACGAACGTGTAAGGATAATGGGTATAGACACACCAGAATCACGCACCAGAGACGATGTTGAAAAATTATTTGGATTAGCAGCTAAAAATAGACTTTATGAATTAATGGAGAAAGATGCCAAGTTGATCACTACAGAAAATAAAGATGGTGAAGATATGAAGGGCAAGTTTGGTAGAATACTAGGTGACTTTTTAACAGCAGACGGCCGTAGAGTTACTGATATTCTTATCGAAGAAGGGCATTGTGTTGCTTATTTCGGCGGCAGCAAAGACGAAATCCAAATGAAACATATGGCAAATAGAGAGAAACTTTTGCGAGAAGGTGTGGTCAATAGAGAAGAATACAACAAACTGGTTGACAAATAATACAAATACGCTATACTGTTTATACGTTAGGCAAACACATAGGCTCACATGAAAACTTTTATTACAGCAGTAGCTCTTACAGTCGCAGCTACATCTTCAATGGCACAAAGTCATAAAGAAAATCTTCAAACAAAAAATGTAAATGGATTCCATATTGAGTGTTATACTCATATGATGAATGATTTAAAATGGTGTTATCTTTCATCAGGAAATACAGAAGGTAGCATCCAATTACTAAAAAACGTTTATAGAGATAATGACTATTGTTTAGATATTGTTGGACACGACTATCCAGGTAGGAAAATTGGTGAAGTAAGAGTTGGGGATGAATCTGAATATCTTTTTTCAGGTGATCCGTTAGGTGGAATGCCAGTTTCCTGTCATAAAGGACTACACAATACAAATATTTTGTCCGCTGATGATACAATCAAAGTTAGCTATGCTAAATGGCCATATGGAACACGTTATGCTAAGTATTCTATTTCAGGAATAGAAGAGGCTATACAAGAACTAGAAACTATGGCCAAGGCATATAAAAACTAATAGGTTGACATCATTTAATATTCTGCTATACTGTTTATAGGTTAACAAAATGGAGAACCGTTATGAGTATGAGTTTGGTCGGACCTTATCTTACCACTACAAATTACAAGAAGCGTAAACAAAAAGGCTTAACCAAAAGAGATCGGCAAGCCAAGATAGAACACGAGCAATGGCTTGCGAAGATGGGTATCACAGACAAACCCAAGCAGGACTATCGTGCGCCTATGCCAGATTACAAAACTAGAGATACAGCACCATTAAGCAACAACATAGCAGGACATGGTCCAGCAAAAGAGTCTATGGTTTATTCAGGCGAACGTAGGTTGCTTGGTATTGCTACAATGCATAAGAGTAATATGGTTCCAGTATTCGCAGACAAAAAAGAAGATGCCAAAGACATCGCTGCGATGCGCAGAAACTAAGTAAAACAACAATTGAGGTAGATATGAAAAAGTTCTTACTAATCGTAGGAGTAATCCTTGGCAGCACAGGAGTGTCAGCAACCGAAAGTTATCCATTTGATTTGGATAAATTTCCTGAAGAACATTGCTTGGCATTGAATGTATATTATGAAGCAAGAAGCAGTAATTTAGCAGATAAATATGCTGTGGCAGATGTGGTTTTGAATCGTGTGAACGACAGACGTTTTCCAAACACCATCTGTGGAGTAGTCAAAGACGGCTACCAGAAAGGAAGAAGAGATTGCCAATTTAGCTGGTATTGTGATGGTAAATCAGATGACCCACAAGACCGAGACCGTTGGATTGAAGCGCAAACCATAGCATGGTCAATCAGCAAATGGGACAAGCACAGAGGACTTACCGAAGGTGCTACCAACTATCATGCTACATATGTGAATCCAAGATGGGCTAAAGAGCTACAAATGGTGGGTAGAATAGGTGCGCATATATTCTACCGATGGGAGTAATTAAATACAATACTATGTTTTTAGGAATACTTGTGCTAATCACGGCGCTTACTATCAGTGCCGTAGCGATATATTATAGCGTCAGCGGATTGGTCGCAATCTTTGCGGCTGCCGCATTGCCAATCATTATCATGGGCGGCGCATTGGAAATTGGTAAACTGGTCACAGCAGTGTGGCTACACTGGTATTGGCAGAAAGCCAAGTGGTGGTTAAAAACCTACTTGAGCATTGCTGTTCTAGTGTTGATGTTTATTACCAGCATGGGTATTTTTGGCTTCCTGTCAAAAGCACACATTGAACAAACCAGTGCTGCCGAAGAAGGCATCGCACAAATCGAGCGTATTGAACAGGAAGTCGTCAGAGTTAAAGATCTTATTGCTAGAGCAGAAACTAGGATACAAGATGCTGAAGCCAGTGTAGGTGAGGGCAATGCTGCCACACAAGCACAGATTGACAAAGAACAAGAAAGGATAGACAGTGCTTACATTCGTATTGAGCCTGCTATTGCGGAACAAAATCAAATCATACAAACGCAACTCGAAAGTCTCGAAGACCGAGTAGCTGTATATGAAGAAGAAATTCAGAGTTTAGATCGCGAACTAGAGCGTCTAAAATCAGTAGTTGAAGACTACAGAACTGAAATTGCGAACACCAGTGTAGCCAGCATTGAAGCACAAGTGGAGCCATACAACAAGCAGATTGAACAACTTGATGCCGACTTGGAACGTATCAACACACAAGCAAATGAATACGAGCAACGTATTACCAATCTACAAATAGACACCAGTGCTATTGAAAGCGTAAAATCAAGAGTTGCTGCCATAGAAGAAAACATTGTGGTGGTTACAAACAAATTACAGAGCACAGAACGTGACAAGATCAAAGAAGGACAAGCTGTGATTGGAGTCACCAGTGATGGATTGTTTGGCAGCAACACAACCAGAGCATACAATGCTTGGTTAGAAGCACAGAGAGCACGTATAAGCGAGCTACAAGCACAGGAAACAGGCCTACGCACACAAGCACAGTCAACACTAGATGCCGAAAGAGATCGTTTGACTGAGCAAGTAAAAGATTTGCGTGGCCAACAGACAGAGAATATACTACAGCGCAAACAAAGTCTACTAGATGCCGTAGACAGCATTCGTAGTGGCGCAGTAGATGAAGCCAAGACACAGAGAGCGGAGATACAAAGTAAGATTGATACAATCTTGGACACAGATATTCCTGCTAATAGGAGCGCAAGGCAAACTGCTCAAGAGCAAATCACTGCCTTGCGTCAAGCAGATGATGCTCGTATCAACGCTGCTAGACAAAGCATAAAAGATCTAAGAGCAGGCGCAGAAGCACAGATTGCTGCCAGCAATGATCTAATACAGAGATTGCGTAACAGCCTCACAGTGGGCAAAGACGCAGATGTTGAAGCCATAGTAGACGCTCAACAGAAAAAGATTGTAGAATTTAATAATACTATTGACAGTTTAACTGAAGACAAGTATGCTCTACAAGCAGAATATAGAAAACTAGAAGCAGAAGTAGGACCTATTAAATATCTTGCTGAATTTATATATGGAGAGACCAACCAAGATATATTAGAAGAGGCAGTGCGTTGGGTTATCATAGTAATAATTTTTGTATTTGATCCACTCGCCGTGCTACTGCTAATAGCCAGCCAGGCAACTTTTGAGATGCGTAGTCGCAGCCCTAAGAAGGATGATTTTGCTGACTACGAACGTGCGAGGGCACAGCGTATTCTTGAGAATCCAGGTTGGCCGCCAGAGGACAAAAACCATGTTAAAAGCAATGATAATATCAATGATGAACATACACCAACCGGAAGCGAAGATAGACTTCACAAAGTCAAACCCGCCGTCGATCCCGGAACCACCGAAGCCAGCGCCACCAACATACACAGTGGAGAGGATGAGGGAGATAATTCCCAGCCTGGAACCAGAGTTGATGGAGGAGACTCTACCGAAGCAGTGGATGAATCCAGAGTAGAGCTAACAGCAGACCAAAAAAAAAGAGCTGAAGAAGTAGCATTACTGGAAGAACAAGAATCATTTAAAGAAGCCAAAAAGGCTTGGAAATCAGACAATCCAGAAGAGAACTTGAAACATTACAAAGATAGCTATATAAAAGGTAAGATTGATGAACTACCATGGCATCAAGAACCTTATATTCAAAACGATGAACAAGATGAAAACAGTATTTGGAATAAAATAAAACGTAATGAGTGATGTGACATTAATTACACCTCCAGATAGTTTGTTAAATGATATTTACAGTATACTATTGGTGTATCCACAAATTGAAGTTAAAAGTGCTTTGAGTGAAATACTTGAAAAGGTAGATAAACCAATCAACATATACCTCTATGAAGAATTAGATGATATACATATTGATTGGTTAATGAATGAAATTAGAAAAGTTAACACAGTTATAATTGATTTAGATAATTGCACACCCACAGTAAGGAATATTGCAGGTTGGATTGTTTCTAGATCAAACACTTTTTACTTGACAAATGACACCATTACACCGTATAATTTACTTAATGTAAATCAAATTTACGATTTGCATTGGTTAGAATCTTATATCAAAAGAGGATTAAATGAGATTTAATAAAACTAGAAAAAATGATTTTGAAGTGCGCGGACTCTATGTCGAAGTTACAAACGGGGACTTTGCTAAAGCATTACGCAAATTTAAAAAGAAAGTTGCTGACGACGGATTGCTACAAGAATTGCGTAAACGTGAATTTTATGAATCAAGAGGCACCAAAAGGCGCAAGGCTAAAGAAGCTGCTATTCGTAGATACAAGAGACAAAGAGCAAAAGATCAAGAAGCATCAGGTTATTGAATTGCAATACCTTTATGCATTAGGTTGTAGTTGGACTGAAGGAACTGATGACGAAGAAGATAATCAGGGCTGGGTGGGAAGACTTTCTAAAAAACTTGGCTGTGCAGGATTTACAAATTTTGGCGGTAGTGGCGATAGTAACTGGCACCAGTATCAAAACTTTTTAAATTATCGCATAGAACCTAATGCTATTGCAATATTTGGATTAAGTGCGTTTAGCCGCACTGTAGGTGCAAATGGAAATACCATTTATGGTAGAGACTTTGATAAACAATATTTATTGAAATATTATAATCAAGACTTTATCAAGTTGCAAACCCATGTGTTGATACATAGTTTCCAACAACGCTGTAGAACTTTAAATATAAAGCATTTAACATTTGTAAGTTTTGATGACAAAGAAATGCTAGATACTTCATATGATTTTATTGACTGGACAGATGTTATAACGAACACAACTATGCGTGATTATATAGGCGGCGAAAAAAACATTGGTGGTGATGTAAATGATAGCAACAAATTTATTGGCAAAGAAACAAACAAAACAAGAGTCAACAGCAATAACTTTAGTAAAGACGGACACCCTAATGCTAATGGTTATGAGAAATGGGCTGACTACCTATACTGGAGAATAACATGCGACTAGAAGAAGATTTAAAGTTAGATTACAAAGATGTGTTGATTCGTCCGAAGCGAAGCACACTGCAAAGTCGTAGTCAAGTTAAACTAAATCGAAAGTTTCAGTTTAGGAACTATGAACCAGACTTTGATATTGGTGATGACCATTACAATGGCATTCCTATTATGGCTGCAAACATGGACGGTGTAGGCACATTTGCTATGGCTGACAAATTAGCAGAAGGTGAAATTTTTACTTGTCTAGTTAAAACTTACTTAGCAGAAGAACTTATTGAATACTTCAGTGGTCCAATTGATCGCACCGAATGTGTAGCAATGAGCATTGGCACAAGTGATCACGATTATTATAAACTGATCAAAGTTAAGTCAGAAGTAGAAAACAAACTGAAATATGTTTGTATGGACATTGCCAATGGCTATAGTGATCACTTTGCAGCACACGTTCGCAGAGTACGTGCAGAGTTTCCAGACTTGGTAATCATTGCTGGAAATGTAGTAACAAGAGAAATGACGGAGGAGTTAATCTTAAATGGCGCAGATATTGTTAAAGTGGGCATCGGTCCTGGAAGTGTTTGCACAACACGGATCCAAACTGGTGTTGGTTACCCTCAGCTTTCCGCTGTTATTGAGTGCGCTGATGCTGCTCACGGTCTTGGTGGCCATATCATTGCGGATGGTGGCTGCACTTGTCCTGGCGATGTAGCTAAGGCTTTTGCTGCTGGTGCTG